CTCAGTGGCCGCACCAATGGTTCTGGGACGGTCACGAACACGTCGATCCGGCTAAAGAAGCGAACGCCCAATCCACTCGGCTTGCGAGTCACACAACCACCTTGGCTGATGAATACGCCAAGCGTGGACAGGACTGGGAAACACAGCTTCGCCAGAGAGCGAAGGAAATCGCACTTATGTCGGAACTTGGCCTCTCGGCCGAGCCCGTTACTCCCACCACGAATCAAGAAGAGATAAATGTCCAAGACGAGGAAGTCCCCGCCGATGACGCTTAAACCCCAGCAACAGCAGAGCCAATTGAGCATTTCCGCAACGGCTGTCATCGATATCGATGCTGCCGCAGACGGTACTAGCACAGGTGCATTGCCGAGGTTCCGTATGGTCGCTTACACCGGCGGTCCGATGCGCGTTTCGGGTTGGCGGTACCCAGTGATCATTGACCTAGCCGGTCTCTCGATTCCATCGCAAGCGAGACCGATTCGTTTCGGTCACGATCCTCTCTCGGGAGTTGGCCATACCGATGCGATTCGCGTCGAAGGGGGCCAACTAATCGCGACAGGCGTCGTCTCTCGCGACACCCCAGCAGCCCGGGAAGTTGTCGTGAGTTCCAAGAACGGATTCCCCTGGCAGGCCTCGGTCGGCGCTGGTGTGGATGAATTCGAATTCGTCAAGGAAGGTCAAAAGGTCACCGTCAATGGGACGCAGTACAGCGGACCAGTGAATGTCGTCCGGAAGTCCTCTCTTGGTGAAATCAGCTTTGTAGACCTTGGTGCCGACGGAGCAACGAGCGCAAGCGTTGCCGCTCAGGCATCTGCAACTTTAGGAGATCCCGACATGGACGATCCGCAATCCTCAACTCAAGACGAATCCACGACCAACCCGATCGCACCTGTCGCGGCAGCACCCGTTCCGAATGAACCAACCAACGCGCAACCGGATGTAACAGCAGCCATCGAAGCGATGCGAGCCGCCCACGCAACCGAACTCGAACGCATCGCAGCGATTCGTCGCATCTACAACGGTGCCCTTCCAAGCTTGGAAGCTCGTGCGATCCGTGAGGGATGGAGCCTAGAGAGAGCAGAACTCGAGAAAATCCGGGGGACTCGTCCCGCTGTTCCCGCGATTCATGTGCAGAACAACACGATCAACGCGCCGATTCTGGAGGCCGCTTGCTACCTGGCTGCCAACCTCTCCAACGTAGAGGAAATCGCCGATGAGCAGTCGCTCGATCTAGCCGCTCGTCGGTTCCGAGGGGGCATCGGCTTGCAAGAGCTGCTACTCGAAGCAGCTTGGGCCAACGGATATTCTGGACGAAACTTCCGCGATCACCGCGCGGTGATGCGAGCTGCTTTTGGCAACTCCATCGAAGCCAGCTCGGTGAGCAACATCGACATCGGTGGCATCCTTTCCAACGTCGCCAACAAGTTCCTCTTGGATGGTTTCTTCAGCGTGGAACGGACATGGCGAAACATTTGTGCTGTTCGCAACGTTTCCGACTTCAAAACCGTGACTAGCTACCGCTTGATCGGCAAAGACCAATATGAATTGGTTGCTCCTGGTGGTGAGCTTAAACATGGGAACCTCGGCAACGAAAGCTACACCAACAAGGCGGACACCTATGGTTTGATGATGGCCGTCGATCGACGCGACATCATCAACGATGACCTTGGTGCGATCACCACGGTACCGAGAAAGCTCGGTCGTGGTTCGGGATTGAAGATCAACGATGTCTTCTGGTCGATCTTCATGAACAACGCCGCGTTCTTTACCGCGGGCAATAAAAACTTCCTTACGGGGACCGATACGGTTCTCTCGATTGATGGATTGACGAAGGCCGAAGTCGCGTACTACGACCTCGTGGACTCCGATGGCAAACCGATTGGAACGATGCCAGCGGTAGTTCTCGTACCGACAGCACTCTCGGCGATCGGCACGCAGCTCTACAAGTCGCTGGAGATGCGAGACAACACGGCCAATGCTCGCACGCCTGTTTCCAACCCTCACGTCGGTAAGTTTCGAGTCGAGGTTAGCCGTTACTTGGCGAACGCCCTCTACACCGGTAACTCGGCCAAGGCGTGGTACCTGATGACCGACCCGAACGATCTGCCATTGATCGAGGTCGCCTTCCTCAATGGTCAAGAAGCCCCGACCATCGAAACCGCCGACGCAGACTTCAACGTCCTGGGCGTCCAGATGCGTGGTTACCACGACTTCGGAGTCGCACTTCAAGACCCACGCGCTGCGATCAAGTGTAAGGGTGAAGCATAGTCGTCGCTCGCTGAACGATTCATTACTGGATTTCAATTACTCATTGAGGTTTTCAAAACCATGCCACAAGCAACCTATATTCAAGAAGGCCACTACATCGACCACACTGCTGCCGGTGCTCTCGCATCCGGTGACGTTGTCGTGCAAGGCGATTTGGTTGGCGTAACCCTTCGTCCACTGGCGGCCGGTGAAACCGGTGCCCTCGCGGTCGATGGCATCTTCGACTTCAACAAGAACACCGGCGTCGCCTACACGGTCGGCACCCTTCTTTACTGGGACGACACCAACAACGTGGTAACCACGACCCAAGCCGGGAACAAAGCGATCGGCAAAGTGGTTCGGGCAGCTGCATCCGCAGAGACCACGGTGCGGATTCGACTCAGCCAGTAATCCGGCTGAGCTCAATCCGCATCAGCAAATACCTGCAACATGAGACAGATAGAGGAGAAGGCATGAACTGGAAGATGGCAACGCTAACACTTCTTATTTCGATGGCAACAGCCGAGGCGAATTTGGCACAGCAGCCGATCTGCGTGGATAGCAGTTGCACTTCGATTCAGGAAGCTCGAATTGTCCGCGGTCCAATCCAGCAAGACATCGCACCCGCTGGCAAGATTTACCTCGACCCACTGCGAGAGGAGATCCATGTTGAGGATCATCAGCTCGCAGAAGCTCGCGAATCGCAAGCCGGCGATCGCTTCGAACAGGTGATTCGAGCCACAGTCCGGGTGACCGTCAGTGGCGTATGCGGTAGCGGTACGGTGGTTGGCCGCGATTCGGTTGGCAATGCCATTGTGCTTACCAATGCTCACGTCGCGGGAACTACCCGGGGGCGAGTGGTCAACGTCGAAAGGTGGAATCCGGATGGCAGCAGCGAACGCGGCACAGGAACGATCATTGCTTCGGGATATGGTCGAGGGACCAGCGTGGACTTTGCGCTACTAAAATGCAATGCTGAGTTCGCGAGAGATGTTACTCCTATTCCCTTGGCCGACCGTTATCCCAATGTCCAGTCGGGTGTAACCACGTATGGATGTCCTCGATGCGAATGGCCAAGTCTCCAGGTGCTGCGTCTCAATCGCAAAGAAGGTCAAATTCTCTCTTGGAAACCGGAAGCGATCGGAGGTCGCAGCGGTTCGAGTCTCATCGATTACACGGACGGCGGCCCGCGCGTTGTAGGTCTATTGACGTGGGCTGGTGGTGGTGAAGGACTAGGACAATCGACACCGTTTTTGCTTAGCGCGATGCGAGGCAAGCTCCCGGCGACGCTAGAAGGCTTGCCTGCAGGAGTGCGGGAGGTGAGTTGCCAGGATTCGGATAACAGCGACGTATTCCAAGTTCCATCCACGACGAGCGGTGATCCGATTCGTGTGCCGCTCAATCTGTTAGCCCACGCTCGGGTGCAGGACGATTTGATCGATTCGATCGTCGATCGCCCAGCTCCGAAGCCAACGCCACGCCAGCCAGAGCCGCCGCGACAGGACACGAATCCTCCAAATACAAATCCTCCAAATGGTCAAGCTTGGACAACGGGCACGATCATCGCGACCAGTGCCGCGTCCAGCGTGCTTCTGATGCTTGGACTGCAATATGGCGTTCCACTCTTGCTGCAAACTATTCGTCAATACCGCAAAGGGCGTGGCGACACGCTGCTGACCGAAGATCAGTTCCAGCAGCTCCTTGATCAGTACAAGCAACTGCTGAGGCTGATGGAGCAAAACGCTAAGACACCACCTAACATCAACACATGATGGCAGACTTGCTGCAAAACGGACAAGCATGGCTTGCGGACCAGCTCAAAGAGCACGCCTCGCGTCAGGTGGTCTACCAGCGCGGTGCGGATCAGGTAAGCGTGCAGGCAACGATTGGACGGACGAAAATGCAACTTGATGACGGTTACGGCGGGGTCCGCATAGAATGGACCGATCGAGACTACCTGATTCAAGCAGCGGATTTAGTGCTCAATGCAGAGCAAATCGTGCCAGAGCGGGGAGATCGTGTTTTGGACACCAACGGAGTAGTCACTTCAATTTACGAAGTGATGTCTTTCGGTAGCGAACCACCTTGGCGATTCAGTGACCCGTTCGGGAAACTGCTGCGAATTCACACCAAGTTTGTAGGAGTCGAGTAATGCCAATCAACATCG